TCTTCTGCTGTCCATTGTGAAGAATATACTTCGCATATATCCCATTCGCCAGTGGGTTCTGCACCTGCTGTGTCAGTATCCCCACAACACAGAGTTCCGTAAATTGCTTCTGTTACAACTACAGCTGTTACTGCTGTATTGCCAATCAAAACCCCATTTTTATAAAAAGTAGCATATCCAGCGGTTGGTATAACCACAATTGTATATTCTGCTGTTATTTTTGGGTCTGTTGAAGGTGAAGAAACTCCTCTTTCTGTTCCATTTAATTCAAAACCTAGAGAAGTATTTTGACCAGTCTCATTAGTAGCTATTACTAGTCTATTATCAGCGTCTTTTTGATATATAAAAGCACGATAATTTGTAGCTCCTGTATTTGAAACTTTAAACCTTAATCGAATAGTCCCACCTTGAGAAAACAGAAAATCAAGGTTTTGCTTTAGTTTTAGTCCACCAGCGGTATAAACCATTTTCTTATTCTGAATATAGGCGCTCGTAAGAACAGCTCCACTCTTCGCCACTGTTTGGGGAGAAGTAAAGTCTATTTTAATTAGTTGATTGTCACCTAGATTCTGCATAATTATTTAATTATTGGTGTTTCTACTGGTGTTTCTATTACTGTTACTTCTTTAATAGGATTAAGTTTTGCAACTTCTTCAACAACTGCTTTCAATTGTTCTGTTGTATAGTGCTGACTTTCTCCATTCTCAAAGATATAGAAATGCTCAAGTTCTGACATAAGTACACTGTCTTCTTTGGCTTCATTGCCAAGTAGCTCAACTGCCTTAGCTATCATCTCGGCTTTCTTTTTGTCGTCAATTACAAGTTCATTACTTGTTTTTACTGCTTCTGCTTTTTGTAGTTCTGTAAAGTTTTCTGGGAATATTTTCATATAATTTTAATTAGTTAATTACTTAATTACTATCAGGCTGCAACAATCGCACCATCTGCTGACCTTGGTACATAGGTAACATAGAACAAAATATCCACATCAGTATTTGCATCTCCATTGAACAAGAATTGAATATATGTAGCTGTTGCTAATTTTTTTGTTACCCTCACTTTTGTCTCAACAACATCCGTTAAAACTGCTGCATCGTTATTATGTCTTACTAATGCTACAGTAGCTGAAGCTCCATTCTTGAAGATAAAGTCTCCAACATTTATACCTGAGCAATCAGTTGGTGCACCACTATCAGTTAATTCTAGTGTTGCTGTACCGTCATAAATAGCAAAAGAACAAGCTGCTAAATCTGTAGCGTTTGTTGCTTCTGTACACACTCCCCAAATATTCAAAATCTCTACTGAACCAGTGATTGTGAAGATATTATCTGTTTGTGCCCCGTCACCATTACAGGTATTTGTTTTTGATACTATTAAACCACCTGACCGCCTAGCAATTGAATTGATTGAATTGGCTACTGGACTGGTTGGTATCGCCATGTTAAGCTCTTGTGCTGATGAATCGTATTGCATAAATTTATTTTGTTAATAATTTGATTTTAAATCTTGTTCTCCCTGTATTGGAAGGAGGTGGTACTCCTTTTTTCTTGAACCAAGGTATTTGTCCTTTGTGTGCCTCACTTAGGTTTTGACAATATTCTTCTGACATTTTTAATCCTTTGTTCCAAGACGTTCCACCTTTTGCACCTTTATTCCAAGGAATTGACCCCTTCCTCGCTTGAGACATCTTTAATCTAGTTACTTCGGGGATACATCCTTTTAAACCTTTATTCCAAGGAGCTATACCTTTCTTAAACCTTGTCCTTCCTGTGTTAACAGGTGAACTATCTGGAACTAAAATGTTATAAACCATTATGTCTTCTTCCAAAGCTTTGCAATAATAGAACTTTTCCCTTTCAATCAATTTGTCTTTTTCCACCTCTTCAATTATTTCAAGTCTAAATTTTTCCTCACCATATTTATTGAAAGCATATTGTAAAAGTGGGTTTATATGTTTATTTCCTCTAAGATGAGTCAAATGTTGTTTTTCTCTTTTTTTTTTTATTTAACTAGAACAAATGTAAATTTTGTTTGGAGTATCTAAGAAATAAATTTTGTAAATTCCACTTTTCATATTTTAATTATAACATTTTTATGGTTATTTTTTAAGACTTTGCTATGCGTCCTTTAATTTCACAAGTATTACTTGCATCAAATGGAGTCACCCCAACCCTAAAATAGCGATATGCAAAACCATTGAAATCAATCGTAAAAGTCATTGTTTGAGCTATTGAGGTTACTATTGATGAGGTAACTGAACCAATTACAAGAGCTGTCCCTGCTACACTTGCAACTGTCCCTGTACAAGTTCCTGTAAGTCCTTGTATCTGTCCTTGAATCTGAACCCAGCCTGTCGAAGTATCTTCATCATTACTTCCCCAAAAAGTAAGAGTTGTATCTCCTGCATGGGCGTCTATATACTTTCCCGTCAAAGTCAAAGTTGAAGTTGGGAATGGATTTGCTATTCCTGTTGCTGATGGAAAATACTGTAATGAAGCCGCTAAATTAGTACTATCAACATCTATGAATCCGTCTACAACATTACCGCTATCGGGATTTGTTACATAAGCCTTGTTAGCTCCTGAACTTGTATCATAAGCCATATCCCTTACATGGAATCTCCCGTATTCATCAAACCAGCCATCTACTCTATCCCCTGTTGCTACTGCTGTAGGCTCACTTGTGCTTGCTTTACCTCCAATTTTTAAAGGAGCACCTGAATCTACTGAATCGTGAGCGACTGGTACGATTGCAACTGAACCGTCTTCATTTACTTGGAATGTAAAAGTTACACCTGATAATGTTGAAGCTGGTCTAACTGCTTGTCCTTCTGTTACTGCGTTAGGAAGTGCTGCACCGTCATAATCTTTAGCCTCGTATAAAGGTTGTATTCCGTGGTCTATTACTGCTGTAGCATGATCTCCTAGAGTTTCAGCCCCTAGTTTATCTATATTGACGTTAGATGCTGGACCTACTGAACCACCTGCCGTGCTTGACCATACATTATAAGTCACTGTTTCGCTCGCCGTAGCATCCGCCTTGACTCCGATAGCTTCACCTCTCCAATAGTCCCAAAAGTACTGACCATTAGATAGTGTTTCAGCATATTTAAGCTGTAATTCTCTGTTCTTTGAGTATTCCTTAGGACACTTAACCTCTTCAGTAAAACAAGTCCCTGTCCCAAAAGCCACTGATGAATTGTAGAAATAGATCTCTACCTTCTCTAAAGACGTATTGTCGAAACTTCCAAGCGTACCTACCCAGCTTTGCGTTTCACTTAATCTGTTATTCATTATCTCAAATGTGTACAAGTTGCTTGCAACTGACACCCCTCTTACCCATCCATATAAAGTTCCTCCTGTTGTATCGTAAACCTTAACAACAAACCTTTTGACTGTTCCAGTTACTGACTCGAACATTTCTTCAAGATTCTTGTTAGGATCATAAATTGTTATTGCTGCTGCTGTGGCTGTTTCTGTTACTGATGTAATCCAACTATCCTCTTTCTTAACATTGCCATCAGCGAATGCTGAATAAACCTTGTTCTGCTCATTGTCCCAATATGAAGCTACCCTTGAACCTAGATCTTCTATGATCGGCTTAAGAGCTACTGACGCTATTGAAACTGCACCTGCTGCTGCCTTACCTGTATAGGTGAGCGTTGGCGAAACACTTGATGTTTCTTGCGCCTCTACTCCGTCTGTTTGCAATGGTAGTTGACCATCTAGGGTTTCCCCATGTTTACTTCTTAGTCTGTAACCTTCCATGATGTGTTGGGTTTGTGATATAAAATCACGGCTTATTTAAACTTTGCTTTCAGTTCGTCGTATCTTGGTTTCTTTGCAGGATTTGTCCATGCCCTTTCTTTCTTTAATCGTGCATACTCTTCCGTTTCAGCCTTTATTTGGGCTTGCTCAGGCGCTGCTGGAGCCTCAGGAGTTGAAGCTGGCTCAGAGGCAACAACCTTTTTTTTCTCTGTCACTTCCCCTACAATTTCATCTTTGCTGTTTTTTGTAACAAATTTCATTTCAATATGATCCTTTCTTGGATCAAGTCCTTGTTTTCTTAGTTCTAGTAGTTGAGCGTGTGTGTACACTTGTCCTTTAATTTTCCACGTCTGCATATTATTGTTGTTAATTAATCTTTATTGAAGGCTCGATTGCTCAAGCCCTCTAAAAAACTAACTAGCGACTGATAATCCTGATGTAGCGTAAGTTGGTGAACTTGGCGCTGCAACAAAGATATTTTGTCCTGTAGTTGCCATTACTGTCACATCTACTACTGAACATCTTGAATCTAAAAATACTGCTCCTTCTGTTTGAGCCGCCCCAAAACTCACCGCTACTGCTGGAGTAGCTGCTGATAATGGATTGTTAAAGAAAGTACAGTTTTTAAATTGTAGCATTCTTTCAACATCTGTAGCGTTAGCTCCATATACAAAGGTTTTCTCTGTACCACCTGCTTTTGATAAAAATTCACAATCTTTGAAGATTGAATCACGACATTTCTTACCTGATAAAGTAGCTGACAAAAGAACATTAGGTCTAATTACATTGTCTGCAACTATATTAGCTGTTGACCCAATTACACAATTATTAAATTGCGCTGAATCTCCATTATGTAATAACTCTGCTGCTCCTGTAACATCTAGATCTGTTGACTTGTAAATTTCGCAGTTATTATAAACCGCATATTCTCCACCTTCAGCCACGCAGTAAATCCCTTCATCTACGGTATTGTTGTTAATAAACTTAATGCCTGTAAATGAATTTCTTACACCTGTGTTTTTAATTGTAGCTATGTCTGTTGCTGCAGTTGTTACGTCAATCTGTACTTTAGCTCCTACTCCTAGTGTTCGACCTGAAGTATCCCCTACAATGTTTACACGATTTTTTGTAAGATCAATCATTGCTGTTTCAACCACTGTTGAATCTGGATCAATCGCTACTAAATCCCAATTATTAGAAGTTACCTTGTTAGTCAAGATAGAACTTAAAGTCTTACGAGCATTTGCCCTAGAAAGACCATTATTAGTGTCTGAACCATTACGATAATCAACAAAGTAAGTATTTCCCCATATACTTGATGGGCGGATATTACCATTGCTGTCAATTATTGGTGCATCAGGTACTCCTGATACTCTGTACTCAAATTTTGTAGCCATAATGTTTAGTTAAATTATAGAGAGGGAATTACGCCCAGCCAGTAGACGGTTTTTGAAGATGAACCGCCAAACATCATTTGATTTAAGTTGTTCCGTCTGAACCGTACATATTGTAAGGCATATTGATTACACCTTGCTTCCAGAATCCTGTCATGTTAGATCTAATAGCCTCATTCTCTAGCTTGATAGGCTCTCTCATTGTTGGATATTCTCCAATACCTACTGCCAAAGGACTCATGTCTGTTGAAAGATCCTGTAAGAACCAGTTAAGCTTATTAGCTGTAGTGATATAAGGAGTTTCAACAACTGTAATTTCACCTTCATAAATGTTGATGTCATTAACTGCTGTTGGCTTGATCTCTTTAGCAAACAGTCTGATAGCTTCACGGTGAGCTGCTGAACCTTTCTTAACTGTGATGTGTGTCCAGTTAAGAGGGTCTTCTTTGCCTGCTGGATCTGTAAACGCTCCTGCATATTCCCAAGCCGTGTCATATTCACCTATATCGAATGCGTTAGTCACTGCGTTGTCAAATGTATTACCACTTGCCCATGAGTGAGTACCGCAAACCTCAACTGAATCAGGTGCTAAATATGCTGATGTTGAGTCAAAAGCTTCATTAAGCATCAAATGCGCATTCGTCATTAGCTTTTGCACACCAGTTTTCATTAACTGATTTCTTTGTCTCATCAAGAACTGATCAACCTTCCAAGTAGAATCTTTACCATCACGTCTGTAAACATTTTCTGGAAGAGTTACTGATCCACCAAATCTCTTCTCTGTGATAGTTACTGAATAACCATCTTTAAGAGCCATTGATGGCGGTGTTTGAAGATCTCCAAGCTCTGTCACTCCACTCATACCTTCTGTAGATGTGTAGATCTCAGCAACCTCTGATGTTTTATAGAATTGAATATATCCAGTCTTCATATATTCCTCAATTCTAAACTTACATCCGTTATCATGGGATTTTTTAATCCCTTTGACCGCCTGTAAAGCGTAATCTGCGTCTGTCATAATTTAAGTTGTTATATAATAATTAGAACAAAGGAAGCGCAATCACCACATTGATACCTGTTGCTGAACCAACAACTGCATCAGGCTGTGACATTGTCACAATGAATACATTAGTTGAGCTTCCGCTAACATCAATTTGTTGTGCTCCCGTGTCTACAATAAGATCTGCTGCTGTTCCTTTATCAGCGACCGCAAATACTGCGTCACCTGTACCTTGAAGAACAAAGTCATTTCCTACTGTAAGTTCTATTTGTGTTGTTCCACTTGCACATGCGAATGGAGAATAAGCTAATTTAGTCGCTGTTGCTGTACCTTTTATTGGTAATCCGCTTGACGCTTCACATACATCGCCTGCTTCAATTACTGTCGCAGATGCAATTGTACATATAGCTGTTCTAAGGGCTTCGTCACCCTTTACTACAAAGTCTGCCATATTTTTAGTTGTTATTTGATATTAAGCTTTGAAACCTGGTGGTAATCCTCCACTAAGTCTCTTTTCTATCTCAGTCATCTTATCTCCAGTGTTCGTATCTCTACGTCTTGAACCGTTAGGAGGTAGTAACATTCCTTTTCTCCTACGTTCTGAGATAACAGATTGACTATCCTTCAAGCCTACTAGTCTTCGAGCTGTTACTAATGCTTTCAATTGACTCATGCCATCAGCTATTAGTGATTCGTATTCTTCCTTCACCTGAGCTACTTTCTCAGCATCAGCGCTTTGTAAGTCCTCAACTAGAAGTGAAAAATCCTCATCTTCACGCTCCTTCTTTAAGGCTTGACGTACTCTGCTTTCGATCTCATCTTCTTCAGGCTTAGACACTTCCTTTTGAATATCCTTCTTAAGCCATCCAAGATTATCGGGCATATCGTCTAAAGTTTTCTTGCCTGACTTAATATTCTCAAGCCATACTTGCTTTTGACGCTCCCTGACATCTTCCGCAGTCTTAGGTTCACCATCGGTGTCCGCAGGTGTCGCATCAGCTTCATCAACGTCTATGTCTAGCTGATCATCCTCGTAGGTGTCATCTAGTTCATTGTCGTCGTGTGTTGATCGTTCATCCATGTTTGTGTTGTTAAATTACATTCGGTGTTAAAACCGTTTGCACCCAAAGACCAGCCGTGATAGCCTTTGGACGCAAAGAGTCCTAACATCACGGCTGACATTGAGTTTTTAAAGATCTTATTTTTTGTGTTGCAGCGCAACCTTGGCTTCGTGCTGCTCCTTGCAGCCTTTAAAGAATAACCCTGTATTTCCTATAAAGTGTCTTAACACCTTTAGCTGATCTTCCGTGAAGTCGTAATTATTTATAAATTCGTATTCCATCGCTGTAAACATCATCATCGTGTCCGCTTTATACTCTCCCATCATCTTACCAAAATGCTTCAACGCTTCGTCTGATCCTAACAAGTCCTCACATTGAGTTAAAGTGTTAGAGCAAGTTTTCTCTATATACTTTCGTAAATGATACGCTTCTGGATCTTTCCTCTCTTCTAACAAATCATATATTTGATTGTTTAGAATCGCCACCTCGTCTTCTAGATCTTGTGTCCATTGGCTTTTGAATAAGGATCTAAGCCAGTTCTTGAGTTTCTTCATATATTATAATGGTTCTAGTTTATTACGCAACTCTTTTATGCCATCGCTTGAGCCATTAGATTAGGATTAACTGATGCTGGCAATCCCGCTCCTTGTTCTGGTTGTCCCTGTTGTGGCGCTCCTGCTGTTGGCGCTGCACCCTGTGGCGGTGGGTTGTTTACCAGCTCCATTGTTATTCCTCTCAATTCTCCTGACCTTCTATATAGTTCTGCATATTCTGGCGTTCCAGGCTGTGTCATTGCCATTTGCTCTTTTACCTGTGTCATTCTCATTAATGTACTTTGTGTAACTCCTGTTCGTGCATTCACTTCAACGAAATAGTTATTATCCTTGAGTTCTTTTGACAACATCCCCATTGTAATTTCTGCGTCCATCTTGATTGTTGAATTGTCTGGTAACTTGATTCGTGATTTTAAATTAAGCGGTGTCTTATTTGAATTACTTACAAACTCAGTTATTCCGTCAATACTACATTCTATAAGTTCTTTTGTTTCTGATGCGTTAAATTCCATCATCTGTTTAACAAATGCGTTTTGTGTTTCTTCCTCAGCATAGATCTGTGTTGCTGTGAATCCTGCACCCCTGTCCACATCGTCAAGACTTATTCCTAGACGTGCTATCTCTTTATATAACTGATTCCAGATCATCTGCCATTCATTAGATAGGTTTTGCGTTAATAACGCTTGTGCTGCTGCGTTCTGTCCTTGCCCTGTAGCATTAAATTCCATAGCTACAAAAGGTTTCATTCCTGCTGCCCTAGCCTTATTAGCTGTTGCCATCTTTTCAACTAATTCATCAACTTTAGCCTGTGGTGCGTTTATCAATGTCAAAGGATGTACATTCTCTTCAATATGTCCTACCTCTAGATTTAAAAGCTTTCTTGTTATTACTGCTAAATCATAAACCATATCGCCAATTCCGTAGTTCCAAAACCCTTCTTCACTTGGCTGACACATGAATTGAAACACTGGTATATAAGGCTTGTCGTTCTTAACAAAAGGATATTCTTCATCTAAGAACTCATCTATCTTGAACGCTTGAACACCTGCAAAGATTGTATAAACCTTCTTATGTACGTTCCAAGCCCATGCTATCTCAACTATATTCTGATCTTCCCTGTCTTTGTCGTTATCTGTATTCTGATAAGTCCCTGGTATCTTTCCCCATATGTTATTCTCTTCAAGTTCTGGATATAAAGAATAAGCCTCATCTTTGTCAAATGAAAAGATAACCACTACACGACTTGCTGGTCTTACACCTCTAATACCATAAGCAAAATTATCAACGTATACGTCTTCGTTTCTTAACACTCTATACGATATAGGGTTTTCATCGTTCTTTCCTTTACCAAAAAACAGGAATCCATCACCAAACATTGTAGCGTTTTGAAAAACCCCTCCTTTATCTCTAAAGCAAGAGTTCAAACTTCCTCTATCCATTACAGTCCCAACTCCTTCAGTAGTTAGTTGTTCTGTTGAATCGTCTTTACCTGTTCCATGAATATTAAAATCTAAGAACTTGATCTTGCTCATTACTCTCCATAAACATTGCTGAATAACCTTTGAACCTATTTTCTTAGTTCCTGTTGGATTGCTTACCTCAAAGCCCTCTTTAAATAACGCCCTGATCAATTCGTTCTTTGCGTCTCTATCACTCTTGTCATTTAGCGTATTGTCCGCAATTAAATACAAAAACTTGTTAATGTTTTCGTCTGTGATCTGATGCTCTTCGATTGCCTTCGCTACTGATCCTTTGTAGTCCATAAACAAAAATATTAAGTTTACGGCTTACAATTACATATTACATATTTTGAGCGAATTGTAAAGATTAAAGTTTCTCTAGCAGTTCTGGGTATTCGTATATGTTACCGATAACCTCATAGCTATCTAGCTTACCATGTATGTCCCTACCAAACCCATAGCCTTGGTCTGTATAAAACCCCACACTAGTAGCCCTGAACACGTCTTCGTTATGCTCTCCATACTTTACCTGAGATATATTGTCGCTATGTTTTGAAAAAAAGATGTCACCCTCGTATATCTCTTTCCCATTCTTGTCCTTTAAGCCTGTGCATTGCATAACCTTATAACCATGAGAATACTTGTATGACGGGTCAACGTTGTCCATAAAGTTACTCCACCCTTGCGCGTCTGAATAAATCATGTCTTCCCCATTCCATGCTCTGAATTTTAGTTCTCTCATAGTTTCTCTAGTTTACGTAAATATGATTTCAATCCTTTAGACGGGACTGCTTTCTTGATACAGGCTAAACATGTCGCATGTTCCTCTCCTTCTTCCCAGATCTTATAAATATCTATCGCAAAGTCGTTACACTTATCACATTTTAGTACAGTATGTTCTTTTTTCATATCTACAACCCCATTTGGCATAGCTTCGCCTTCCTTATGATTAGCCATAAGCCCTCTAAGGCTTTCAGCTAACTCGCTCACAGAGTCTTTATCGTTCACTCTCCAGTGTCCGACAACCTCCCCATTACTAGTCACGTCTATGTCCGACAACCTGTGCTTGCTGAAATATCGACTAAACTCTCTAGTTGTTACCTTCTTTATCATGCCTACATAATACAGGTGTCCGACACTAAGTCAAGCTCTTAAGGTATTCGTCGTACGCTTTGTTATACGACTTGTTTGTGTTAGTGCTTGGTTTGTATGAAGATAAGCCGTATCTGATAGCGTCCATTGGGTTGCTCCACTCGTGCACGCTGTCATCTGGGGCGTTTAGATTCTTGCCTGTTCGCTTATCTATCTTCCATAAGTAGTTTCTGTATGCCTTAATTGTTTTTAAACTGCGCTTAGTGACTGATATTTGTTGATCTTGCACAAATGATATGCCCTGATTAACGCTACCAGGCCCTTTAGTTGCTCCAGTAATATTACATCCATAGCTTCTAATCTCATCAATCGACTTGGGTTCTGCACTATCAGCTATTGTTAGAATGTTTTGTAGATTGTTTGCGCTTAACGTATCTGAAATTGACCTGTTTGATAATCCTTTCATATACAAAAGTTCGTCAATAATAAAGCCACCGTTGTAGTGGTATATATCAACTATAACTGTCGGATCAATTGAATATCCAAAATCAACCCCTCTGCGCTCAAGTCGTGCTTCATGCGGTATCTCGTCGATTATCTTCCATCCTGCGTATATTCTTCCTTCAACTTCTCCTAACTTTCCCTCTCCGTAAACAGTCCACCAGTTCTTGTTTCCTCTCCTAGACTCAATACTGTCTATTATTCTTTGATCTAAGACGTTTAAACAGTCAAGATAGGTTAAGGTGATAAAATCATGGTCAACCTTGTCCTTGACCTTATCATAGTACCAAAATTCGGTACTTGGATTCCAATCAAGGATAACAACTTCTTTCGTTCTAACTTCTAACTGATCGTATATATCATAAGCTATGTTGTTCGCCTCATTTATAAATAACCCATCACGTCTTGGTCCGTGCGCTTTTCCTAACTTATCTATGCTGATAAACTTCAACATCGTCCCCGTCTCAAACGTGTACACATGTTTTGTCGAGTTCCACCTTTCGTCTCTCCAGTACCCTCTATCAACCATTATAGCTCTAAAGTCTTTTATTGCTCCATCCTCTAGATGGGGATAACTCTCAGACATTATATCAAACTTCTTATCTTTTCTTGTTTGGCAATAATCAATTATCCATACAAGTATTGAGATTGTTTTGCTTGCTGATGTTCCACCACAAATCGCCCTTATTCGTTTTTTTAAGGCAAATATCTTTTGCGTTGCCTCTGTATCACTAAAATTAAACGTCTGACTTTCCTCCATATATTGGGGTTGGAATATCTTTGTCGTTGGTCGTTTGATCTATCCCCTCTCTGTATCCATGTTTCGTAAGGAGTACCTTTGCAATCGTCGGATTATAGTTTCCTGATAGCCCATTATTGATGAGTCTATCCTCTTGTTCGCAGCCCAACTTCTCAATAACGTAAGAAAACTGAGGATACTTTTTGACCCAATCGTCAATAGTAACCCTTGCAATTCCTAGGTACTTAGCCAATCCCCCTTTAGTTGGAAGTTTAGCATTAACTTTATGATCTCTTTTTAATGCTCCACCATGTGGTTGTTCTTCTAGCGTGTCTTCCTTGTCTCCATCTATACAAGTAGCAAGGTATTCTTCAACCTTAGCAACTGTTTCATCTGAATACTTTGTAGGTCTACCACAATTACAGCATCCTTCATCTTCGCCTTTTGGCTTACTACATTTATTACATTTTTTCATTAATCTTTGGGATTAGTTTTTAATCTTGCTTGTCTCATTTTGCGCACGAATGTCTCTACTGCGCCAGGTATCTCTTCCCAAGGTTCTGAATTCTCAAAGACATTTGCACTACCATAAACATGTCCATCTTTGATTCCAATTACTATACACAACTCTCCATTCACCTTTTCTTCTTTTAGCCTATTATAAATAGAGGCGAATATACCTGTTCCGCTGAACTCATCGTAGATCCTAATTATTTTTTGAACATCTGACATTAGTCTTTTGTAAAGAATTTCTTAACTGCTGCATGGTCGTCTTCTTCGTTAGTCACTACATATTCACTTGTTAGAAGTAGCCCTGCTACACTTACTGAATTTATTAATGCTTGTTTTACTACCTTTAGCGGATCAACTATTCCTTCCTCTTTCATGTTTACTGTTTTTTCAGTTAGAACATTGATTCCTTCACCTTCTTTTAGTTTAGCTATTAGTTTGTCAATATCTTCGTAACCTGCATTGTATAGTATTTGCGTGATACTTGCTTTACATGCTTCTTTTAATACCTTTTCTCCAATAGTTGTTTCGTTCTTGGCTGCATTATACAGTGCTACTCCTCCTCCTGCAACATAACCGTCTTCCATTGCTGCTCTTGATGCGTTGATTGCGTCTTCTATTCGTAGCTTTAATTCAACTGTGTCTTGATCTGTTGCTGCCGAAACTTTAATTGCTGCTACTCCACCAGTTAAATTAGCGTACCGTACCTTTGTTTCTTCTTTTTCAATTGCTTCTTCTGTTGAGTTTATTTGCCCTTCAACTGCATTTATTCTGTCTAAATATTCATTTGATTTAAGCTTTTCCTCGTCAACTGTTAGCACTAATTCAAACCTTCCTGCTACTGCTGTGTTTACCTCTCCAAGCTCTTTCACTGTTAGTTGTGATATATATACACCTTCTTCTTCATCAACAATTTTACCACCAACCAAAGAGCTTATATCTTTGTAGATTTCTGGCATGTTCTTTCCAGCCGTGCTTGGTCTGAACCATGTCCATTTAACTCTGTCGTTGTTTTGGTTCATTGTCATTATAAATCTGTGTGATAACTTTTCAGCTATAACTAACAGTGAAGGGACGTGGATTTTATCAATACGCATCTTCCCATCCGCTAACGGTGTTACATCCATTAATTTCTGAAAGAATGGGACCCACTTTGATTCTAATTCGTGATCTTCTGGCGAATCTTTTAGAATTAAAACTTTAGCATCGTTAAGCACTGATTCTCTTTTAGCCTCGTTACTTACTACACCAGCCTGTACTGCCCCTTCAATCCTCATTCCTGCGTCTTTTTCAACAAATACGCCAGGCTCAAGTGAACTCTTAATAGCCACTGCTCCATCTTTACCAAGTGCAAACATAAGCTTTCCGATAAGCTCACCAAGCTCTTCGTCTTGCACTGACACTTGAGCTATCTGTATAAGCTCTTCTACTGTTTCTATTTTACTTGACTGTTCGTCTAAGTTTTTACTTATATCCTCTATTGCCTTAATTAGTTGTTTTCTTAATGCTACTGGATTTGCTCCTGCGTCAACCGCTTTCCATCCTGCTTTAATAATTGCCCTTGAAAGTACAGTGGTTGTCGTTGTTCCGTCACCTGCTATAGCGTTTGTTCTGTTGGCTGCGTCCTTCACAAGCTGTACCGCCGAGTTCTTAACGTGATCGTCAAAAAAGATCTCATTTGCGATTGTTGCACCATCGTTTACCACAAGTGGGCTTCCGTATTCATTATCCACAATAACATTCCTTCCACAAGCTCCCATTGTTGACCCCACTACATCTGCTAACTGGTCCACTCCTTCCATCATCTTAATCCTAGCTTTCTTATCGTGAATTTGTTTTTTAATAATTTTCATATTTTTTAAGTTTAATTTTGTAATCCAAGTAAATCTTCAATCTCAACAAAGACAAGCTGTTGCTGCCCCTCTGTGTGGTTTGGGATAAAATGCTTCTTAAAGTATACCGTTGCTCCAACCTTTACGCCTCGAAGTCTAGCCCTTAGCCCTATTTGACCAATTGCAAGTATCTTCCCTCTGTTTTTCTCACCATCTGCATCAGTGGTTGGAGTTAGTCTAATTCCTCCGCTGTCTAGCTTTTCTTTCTCTACAAGCACCCTGTTCCCTAATACGGCTATTTCGTTCATGTTGTTTATATTAGCTATCTAAATTTGTTTTGCTTAATAACCTTGTTTCCTTTCTGTTTCTACCTACCCATAATAATATGTTTTCTTCATCATACATGCTTTCGTCTAGGGATGCCCTAACTGATATACGCTTCATGTTAGCTCCTTCTTGTCTATATATCATGATTCTAATGGTATTAACTTTCTTCCTATTTGCGCTTGCTGAAAACTATCATCTAACATTTCATCTACCAGCACTTCAAACACTTCTATATCCTTAATTGTTATTTGTCTATCTCGTGTTTTTTCCCAAGTGTAGTTGTCTAAATCAAATGTTATTTTCATGAGTGTATTGTATGTTGTTTGTTAGGATTTTGCAAGTGATTTTGTGCGATAGCTTCATACCCCCTGTCTATCAAAATAGAACGTAGCCTATTCATGAATATTGGCGATGCCATAAGCTCCTCAGCCGTGAACTGGTCTAGTGGGTTTTCTGTTTTTTTCATTGTTTATTTGTTTAAGTGTTTATTTACTAGATAATTCATAAATCCTTCAAAGCTTGCATTTGAATACTCAGACTTAGTTGTCCTAAATATCACACCATCTTTTGCATATTCTACCCATTCTTTTAGAATTTCTTGTATAGCGTCTTCTTTTACATTACATCGAGGACATTCTACAAATAATGTTGTGTCGTAATAAATATTACAATGTTCACACTTTTTAATCCAAGCCCTGCTTGGTTCTCCTACAACAGATGGACAATCCTCACAATGTATTATCTCTCCTCTGTCCCCCGCCACCCTCAAACCACGATAACTCCCACAATTATTGCACGTCTTCTTTCTTGGGTCTTTCATGTCTCTGTATTTTTTAAGATCTTTAATAAACGGATTGTCACTTAATTTTACATTATCTATTTTCTTTCGTTCTAACGCCTTGTCATGCTTGAGTTGATACTCGCTCCATTTCTTTCCTAAAAACTCGTCTAAGAGCATGTTCCGTTCTTCCTGTTCGCTTTTAAAGTTCTCCAAGTCGTCTCTTAGGTTGTCTATTATTTGTTGTGTGTTCATGTTTAGTTTTTTAAGTAGTTCTTTTCTCTACGTCTAACTGCATTATTGTACCATTTTTTAATCCCTCCATCAACTCTTTTGTTTGCTTTAGAAAGCCATTAAACGTATGGCAGTTGAAACATATTAATTTAATGTGAAAGGAATATGCTGGGTCGTTTACCCATTGTCTTGCTGTGTTTTTGAATGGGACAAAGACTTTCATGTCTGTTTCGCACTCGCATTTTTTGCATTTCATGTTACTTAGTTAAGTTTTTTTATTATTTCACTCTCCGCTACAGCCGTAGTATTTCCGTCGCCCTTAACTTTGTACATCCACTGCTCAACATCATCTCTTTGCCCCCAATTTGCCAGCGCTATCTCACGCATCCTTCCGCTTCCCCCTTTTGTGACAAAAAACACAACATCCCCGATACAATACTTTGGTTTTTCCATACTTTTTATTGTTAAAAATTAAATACTATCTTGCCAAAATTTTACTGCTTCTGTGTCGGGAGGATAGTTGTCATAAAGCCTACCCTTCCAAAAATACAAAATCTTTGTTATCCCATCATCATAGCCACGTCCCTTGTCTATTGTTATCTTTAACTCACTAAGTTGCTTTTGTGTTAGTGGGTTTTCCATACTGTTTGGGTTGTTTTTTCTTCTTTCCAAAAGGACCAATCTTTGAGAATCATTGTTAATTTTAGCGTTACCAGATAAACTATATCCCGTTTTAAATTCTGAGATCGCCCCCCCTTTGCTAAAATGATGAACAACTATCAATGGCACTTGATGCTCCTCTGCATAACTTAAGAACCTAGTGCTCATTTGTCCCTCGTGGTCGTGCTGACTTAGTCCGTTTGGCTTAACTATTAAATTAAAATTATCTATAAAAATTAAATCCCACTCTCCTTTCAAAAACTCAACAATACACTCCCACGTTATCTCTGTTCCACCCTTAACGCCCTTGATAGTTAATGCCGTCATTTCCCTAAGCTCTTTTATTTTCTCGTCATATCGAGTCTTTTTCCATTCAGGAATTTTGTCGTAAATCTCCTCTGGAATCGTGATTAGTGCATATTTCCTAGCCAAATAATCAAAAATTTCCTCAGTACTCATCTCAAGACTCAAGTATAAAACTTTGTGTCCAAGCTCTACATTTGCCAACGCCATGTTTAAACAAAAGGTTGTTTTACCTGTTCCCGAAGCCGCTCCTACTATCCCATAGGTTGATGATTTTATTGGAGCAAAAATTTCTGTAATTTCTTTTGATCCCCATGAATAATATCCACGCTTTTTCTTTTCTACACTTGCTATTGCTTCAACGTGCCTCACCTCTTTCAAAACGCTTTCGCTTAACTTGTACTCGTCTTTAATCCATTTAAAAGCTTCTTTTGTTGTGCATGCTAAAATACTTGCCACTGCTGTTATTCTGTTCCCCTCGAAAGGCTCGTGGCTATTGCTAGCTAAAAAATCACCATCTCCAGTTTTACCTTGATGAGTCCCCGTCAATCTACCGTCTAAAATTAATCTCTTTTTGTCGTCAAACTCAGCCCTCCTGCCCACATTGGCAAAAGCTCGAATCATTAAATCTTGAAACGGAATCTTATCTATCGCCCCCACAACTTCTCCTGTTTTTAGCTTGGTCTTTGGCTTGCTTTCAACAACTTTCTCCTCATATGGAAAAGCAAACTCCAATTCCTCAAGAGTATATTTTTCTTGGTACGCTTCAAACACTTTGCACAAATAAGGCTCGCCCTTCATGTGATAATATTCTGGCATTCGCAATACTCTTGTAACGTCATAAACCTTATCTCCTGCGCATCCATATTGCTTGCTCCATTCAATAATTCCCTTAATCACTTTTTGATAAAGTTTTATATTTTTCGATGGCTCAATAAGCCACAAAGGTTGTAGTCCGTTTTTTGTTTCAATTATAAAGTTTGGCGCTAATCTATCAGAAACAAGGGCTTGCTTCAGCTCGCTCTTTAGTCTTTCTCGTTCCTTGTGATCACCCTCTTTTGCGATGTCTAAATCTGCATATACTGCATTTAGACTTACCAAATTCTCAATACTCCTACCTCCTTTGAAAAAATTTGGTGTAAAATAAATCCCACAACCCTGCTTGTTTAATTTTTTAAACTCAGCTTCATCGAACTCTTCAAAAACCTTAGCGTAACCCCCTGCATTATTATTGTCTTTAAATGTTTGATACACTGACTCCTGAAAATGTTTTGTAAATTTTTCCATTATTTTTTTGTTATTTGATTTATTTTTGCTTCATAGTCTGATTTTGTTTCAAAGTCTTCCTCCCTAAAATTCTCCCACGTAATTAAAAGCCTTCCCTCTTCCCTCTTTCGTCTAATCCATGTTCTAATTCCTGAATTATCATTGGCATACTTCGTTCCCTTGCTCAGCTTCCAATCCTCAATAGCTTGAATTAAATTGTCGACATATACCCCTCCATATGTTTGGCAAAGCTTGCGGTACTCCTGAGGAGTTAATAAAAGCTCCCCTGTTTCTCCAAAGCTTTGACATTCAGAAAGTCTTTTTTCGGAAACGCTGTATTTCTTCTTTTCATTCTTTACATTCTTACATTCTTCTCTTATAGCGTCGTTAGTGCTTCGTTTGTGCTTCGTTCCTGCTTCGTTTTCTGCTTCGTTTTCTGCTTCGTTTTTATAATTTAACGGGGATTGATAAAGCTCATAGTTTACGACAAAAATAACATTTCCACGTGTCGTTTTCTGTGTCGTTATCTGCTTCGCTAATTTTAGCCATTTTATACAAAGATTGTACTGATGTTGTGTTACGCCCTTAAGCTCGCCCTTAATTGATGTCCAACAAAAATAATTTTCACCACGTTTAAACTGTTTATTGGCTTTGTGCCTTACTTTACCAACAATATAAAACCAAACCTTAAACCACTCGGGTGGTTTATTATAAAAAATATCACTTTCAAAAACGCTTCTTCCCCACAATGTATATCCTTCTTTCATTTTGACGGGTTAAATATCTCAAGCCCACCAACCAAAAACAACCCGTCAAGATTTAGCTGGTTGGTGGAGTTGAAACATTTATGCATTTGACGAGTTGGTTAATTACTTCACAAGTCTACTCCTCAATTCTTTAGTTGTCAAATATTTTAATAGGTCTAATTGTACTTATAATGTACTCATTCTGTACCTATAATCTCTATGAACTGGACTTGAGGCAAGGGTATGGTGTTGAGAATCGAACTCAATATAATGGTTGCGAACCACCCCTACTCCGCAGAGTTTTCACCAATCCACTCAAGTCCAGATTTTAAAGATCATTTAGGAGAGGGATGGAAGATTTTTAGCCCTCCCTTGAGTCCGAAGACTCATAGCTCCCTCAAGCTATAACATTTTTTTACTTTAGCCTATGAAATCTAAAGCATTATAATTATATCAGTTGACTTGTTATATTGCAAGAGTATAATGGGAATATGGATAAAATAGAAATATTTATAGCTGCACAAGAAAAGGTTGTTGAAAATGGACACAGAAAGTTCGAGCCTCATCTTGAAGGATATTATGATTATATTTTTAATCATGAATTTGCCAAAGCCTTCTGGGGTGAAGAACAAATAGATTTCATTAATGGAGTTTATTGCTGCATAGATCCATCTTGTGTTGCCAGTGGAATAAAGTGGCAATATCACTTGCAAGAAATGGTGTTAGAAAAAGACCCGATCTTATACTTAGAACAATTTTTATGAACATAGTAATAATAAAGATAGAAGATTACGAGGAATTAACAAGACCGTTTAGGGAGAAGTTGTTTGAAGCTGAGACACCAGAAGAATATTTTTTAAAAGAATTAGAAAATGACACTAGGAGAAAAAATTAGCCCAATATTAGAAGAGATAGAAGACACTTTGTGGGATCGTGAAGCGTTCATGCCTAACTCGCCACACAAATTCACTGAGGCAGGGTTTAGAGCATCAATAAAGATCTTCATGGCTAATATTATGGATCGTATTTGGATATTACAAGAAGCCGAAGGCATGCCGCTAGAAGATAGAATGAAAATGGTTGAACATGCAGGCAATGAGGTGAAAAAGCTTGTTTTTGAAATGACAGGAATAGATACAACTAAATTATATAAATGAAAGAAGACATAAAAAAAGAGGTTGAAAAAAGAACACAACTATTGAAAGTGTTTTTTAATGTCGGAGAAGAGCAAATCAGAAGACACTTGACAGAAATAGCAGAAATGGCACGAACAAGAGAAAGAGTAGAGTGCCAAAAACAAAACGCAATATACCAAAGATACTTAGAATTTAAATTTAAAAATAAATTATGATAGAAGATACAATTGTTGAAGACATGAAAAAATACATAAAAGATAAAGGAATTTTACAATTTCAACTGGCGAATGAACTTGGTGCAAGTGAATCACTAATGTCACACTGGATCAATAAAAAAGTAAAACCTAGTAGACTATATCGTGAAGCCTTTTATTTAATATTCTTTGATTTTTATAAAAAAAGACTTGCAAAGTCGCAAGGAGGGGAGTAAGATTTAGATGTTCAATAATTTAACCAAAACAACAATGCCAGGAGAAATATTCAAAGGAGGAAACAAAACTTATCTTACAATAGTTGGAGGAAATCTAGTTCAAAAAGTAGACGCTAATACTCCTAACGCTAAACGTAGAGATTATGAATTGCCAGACAAGACTACAGGATTCAAATATGAACTTAACTACATGAACTGGACTAGTAGAATTAAAGGAATAACCTTTAAGGACGGTGATTTTGGCAAGCAATGTATGGTCGAGTTGGAGGACGCTGTACTTACAATCGGAGTATCAAGTAGATACTTTCAAGACTTTGCATGTAAGCTAGTTGGAAGTAACGTAACACAACCTTATACCTTACATCCTTACGATATGGAAACAGATACAGGACGTAAGACAGGAATAAGCTTACAACAAGAAGGGGAGAAGCTTAAAAACTATTTCTATGACTTTGAGAACAAAAAGAATTTACATGGTTTTCCAGAGGTGGATAAAGAAGAACTAGACAGTTTAGGTAAGGATTACTGGAAGGTTTATTTCATTAAGGTTGCACAGTTTTTAATGAAACAAATTGAAGCAATGGAATTTCCTAATATAGAAACTGCTGAACTTGAAGTGCAACCTATGGATGGAATAAGTGATGCTAATTTAGGAACACCTGATCTAAATGTAGTTACGGATAAAGACGTTGATGAGATATTTAGCAATGATTTACCTTTTAAAACTACCTAAACAAGTCATTAAACTGTTTAAATATGCTCACTGAAAACGACGTAAACAAGATATTTGAAATCAAGAAGCAAAGATCTGATCAGCAGAGGAAAGCTTTGCAAGTGTTCTGTAGACTTGTGGCTGATAGTTTGAATGAAGCAGGCTATGACATGCGTAAGGTGCTGAAAGAAGAAATAGAGATACCTTGGACCATGGATAGTGTTAAGACTCACTTATGGAAGCCAATACAAAAAGCTATGTACGACAAAGAAAGCACAACAGAACTCAATACTGAAGATCCGACAAAGATACACGAAACACTTATGCAACATTTGGGGAAAAAGTTGCATATAGAATATATACCATTTCCCAATAAACCATAATTACGATTGTTTTTCACTTTTGGTTAAGGCTTGTATAGAGGGGCGCAAGCATAAAAAAGCCCCTCGCCAAACAACACAACAACTAAATAAAATGGCTAATCAAAACAGTAGCGAAATAAAAATTTCTAAAAATGCTGACAATTGTCTTTATAGTTCTGAAGTTGATGAACGTCGTTCAGTGGTCGTGGGTCTGGATTGTAAGCCCGATCTGGATTCCGTTTATATTTACACTTGTAGCTATAGTATGTTTGATGGCAGACATGTTTATTAAAAAATTATAAAACTATGTACAACATAGAAATCCAAATAGAAGGAAGTGCAAGAGAAGAATTAGAGAGTTGGTTGAACTATCTCAACTCTATGATCGGACATTATGACGGTGAGAGTCAAGAAGTAAGAACTAAGCTTAGAAAGACTCAATATTTGATTCAAAACAAATTAAAAAATATCAGTCCAGATGTTGAATTTTAAACCTTAATAAAAACATATGAAAAGCCGAGGTATAGCAAACGGAGACATGGAAGTGAATGACGGAATAGAAAGACCTTATTCATTATGGAGTAGGATTAAGATGGCTTTCTTGATAATCATAAAAAGAAGATTACCACCTAAGGTGTATGAGTTTGAAATTTCTTCAAACTTCAAAACAGAAGCAATGAAAGATTGGGAATTTTTCAGGGGAAGTTATTCAGTGGATATTTTAGGAAATACCAT